TGGATCTCTCTGCGGGATTCCTCGTTCTGCTTTTCCATGCGGTTCAGTTCCTGATTGTACATCACTGCGTCAATGATGCTCTTTACCCGGAGCTTTTTCAACTCGCATTTTCGGTCGTTGTTTTTCTGGATGCTCGCTTTCAGACACATGATACGCTGGAGATTTTCATCGCTGCCTGCCACACGCAGGGCATTGTAATACGGGCGGAACAGTATCTTTCGGGTGAATATGAGCTTGTTCAGCATCGTGGTGAAAGCGGACTGGAATGCCTCCTCATGGATAAATTTCATCGAGCAGCTATCCTTATCCGCAATGTGCTTCTTGCAGCACCAGCTGATTCCGCTGGAGATTACCTGACGCTTGAATGTGCTGCCGCACGCACCGCAGATGATTTTGCTGCTGAAAGCATACCGTCGCTGGTACTTTTCATCCTCGCGCCGGATACCGCGTTCCCTGAGCCGCTGTTCCAGAACATCATGTGTTGTTGCGTATAGCTCCCGGCTAATGATTGCCTTATGATGATCTTTCACTTCCGGGCTTTCCACGTCGCCCTTGTTCCTGTGCCTGCGAAAGCTGTCGTCCGTATAGGTCTTGTTGTAGCGGACATCACCGACATATTTCTCATTATTCAGAATGCCCATGACCGTTGTGGTACTCCACTTGCCGCCTTTACGCGTCGGCACACACCGCCTGTCCAGTTCTTTGCAGATCTTATGCGTTCCCGTGCCGGAAACAACGGACTTGAAAATGAAGCGGACAATGCCTGCTTCATCCGGAATGATCGTATAGTTTCCGTCACTGTCGAAGGTGTAGCCGTAAGGCGCTGTTCCTGCTCTGTACCTGCCGTTTTTGATGCGTTTCTGGTTGCCCCACTTTACATTTTTGGAAATGGACTCGGATTCCTCCTGTGCCAGACTGCTCAGGATTGCAAGCACAAGCTCTGTTTCCATACTTCCGGTATCCAGATTCTCTTTTTCAAAGTAAATAGGTACCTTGTAAGAAAGCAGCTCACGCACCAGTTCAAGGCAGTCCGTGGTGTTGCGGGAGAACCGGCTGACGGATTTCGTCAGCACATAGTCGATTCGACCGATGCGGCACTCGTATAGCAGTGCCTGTAAGCCGTCACGAATATCTGTCTTTGTGCCAGTGATGCCGAAATCATAGAATACGCCAGCGTACTCCCAGTCGGAATGCAGCCTGATCCACGCTTCATAATGTGCCTTCTGCGTTTCCAGACTTTCCCGCTGGTCGTTGTTATCCGTACTGACACGGCAGTAGGCAGCCACACGGAGTTTCTTTTTCTCAGCTGGCTGTGCCTCAATGGTTCTGACTGTCATCGCTTTCCCTCCTTGTCAGTATCGTATCTTAACTCTGATTCGATGATTTTTCAAGTGGTTTCGGCAATAAGTCTGCATATAGGGGAGAGAATGTTTTCCGGTTCAGATCGGTTAATTTGTCATATTCGTCAAATGTAATCTTCCCGCTGGTATAGAGCAGTTCCGTGATTGCCTGTGCCTTGTAGTATTCGATCTCATCCATGATTTTCTGCTGATCCATATGGACACCTCCTATTGACAGCCGGAAAAGTCAACCCCCTCCGGATTTTTCACAATCAATAGGACACTTTTTTGGATTTTAGCAAAAGAAAATGCCCCTTCCGAGAGAAAATTCTCCCAGAAGGGGCATAGCATTAAATATCCTTCTGATTCACCCAACCAGTGACGTAGCTTCCGACAGGTGTTTTTCTGCAGTTTGTAGCAGAATTTGTGATACGCATTCTGCCATTTACCACTTGTCCATCATAGAGATAGAATGTACCGCTTTTCTTTGTTCCGGTTTTTGATATACTGGACGCATACAGGGTGGCATTGTTCAGTATGATCTTCGTCCCCTTTGCATATGTCTTTTCAGCTACGGCATATACCACTCTTCCTGAATTGTCAAAAACGCTATAGCCTGTCTTGCACACTTTCTTCGCATTCTCCAAAGAGGAATACGCACCAAGCTGCGACTTTGCATCTGCCCAAGACTTTCTCACCCGGTAAAGCTGCTTTGTGGAGGGTGCAGAAATAGTGGAAGTTCCAGCTTTCAAATAGGACTGTACCTTTGCTTTGAAAGTCGCCCAATGGGGCAAGATATACGCCGGACACATCTTGTACCGATTGTACATGGTGTTCAACTGGTCAATCGTTCCATTTCGTCCGTCACGAACATTCAGCCAATGTGTATGCGTGTAGAGATGGTTAATGTCCAATCCATATTGTTTCAGAAGTGCTGCGGCAAGTTTCGCACAGTTGTCCTCCGACTTCTTATCCGTAGAATTGTACGCAGAGGACATAATGCACTCGATGGCAATGGTTCTTCTGTTGCCGTTCCCAGAGCCGTCAGCAGCGTGCCAGCCGCTCAGGCTGTGGGGCAGATTCTGCCACGCACACACGTTATCCACATAGTAGTGGACACGCACATCCTTCATGTTGTTATTGACCGTCGCCCTTGTGTACTGTTCCGCAGGGGTCGTTCCGCTTGCTACGGTGATCCAGTCCGTATTGTGGACGGTCACACCGATGATTTTTCCTGCCATGGAAACAGAGGGCATATCAATGCGGTTGGGATTATGTTTGGTGAGTAAATACTCGTTGATTCTCACTCCATTCAGAGTCGTTGTTGCATCTGGTCTTAAAATCGCCATATTACTTATCCTCCTTGTCGGTCGTTTCTTCGGTTCTGCCGATTTTCGTTTGCAGAACATCAATTGCTTTTTTGATTGCGGGCGGATATGGAACTCCTGACAGGAGCCCGTCCCCTCTGTCCTACGGACATCTCCCCACACTGTGGGGAGTCACCCATAAACTTGTATTTTCCACGATGGAAAGCAGTTCGTTCAGGCAAAAGCTGATGCAAACAGCATCCCGGATGTAGTTGGTATTCAGCAGAATATCCATCCGAACTGCAACGACGATCAGCATCAAGGTGCAGACTTTTTTCGCCAGACCGAACCAGCCAGCTTTGGAAGAAAGTCCGCCGCTTTCTGTGTGTTTGGACTTTTTCATCATGGCGGTGATGATGCCGGTGAAG